CTGAGAGGATCCATGTCAGTAGAGGAAGATTGGCCATCAACCTCTGCGACGTCCGATAGTCATACCGATGAACAACCGTTTACCTATGAAGACATCACTCATAATCAGATACTCCTAGACGAATTCGATATTCCGATTAATGAAAGAACGTTTGCGCAATCAGCTTTAAGTACCTGGTTGCATTTTTCCACCTATATTAAACGAATCAAGTTTGTTCACCTGACCAGTGTGATGGATTTGAATGTCACTAATACCCTCTTCTCCCTTATGGAAGCTGAAGAGAACATAGTTGATGCCGTAGAATCAATGACTACGATGAGTGATTTCAGTTATTTCTTGTGCCACAATGAAAAGATTATAGAAACTATTGATACACTTTTTCCAAATAGAGTTACTGATGCTCTTTTGAAGACTATTGCTTTAATCCATTTTGAAGAATATAGACGTAACAGTCCAACATCTACCGATCCAACGATTTTCTATCATTTGAATCAAAATACTTCTATTGAAAAAATGACTGCATTTTTTCCTCATACTGCTTTTACACAAGAAACTATGAACAATTATAGAACTATTGATTTAGATATCGATTTGGATATCAGAACCTTACCTACCGAAAATAATCCATTAAAAGAAAAACATGCTGCTGTAATTACTAAGGCCCTTGCTTTGGGTAATGCAGAACGTGCTGAAAAATTTACTTTAATGCAACTTGATCTCCCTGACGTTAGTCAAAAAATGAGTGATATAGATTATGAACAGGTTAAGGCGTGTATTGATAGGGTTAAAGCACATAGTTATACGTATTTAAATGATTCTTATCATAATACCCCTATAGACACTTTTCTTTATGGAATTGATTGTCAAACTAACTTAAATTTAGTATCAGTTTTCATTTATCTTGTTAAAAATGAGACACCTAAAAATTTTCTTACTACAGTTGAAGTCTGTAAAGACTATAGTATGGATAGTGTTTATAATTGGGATTTGCGTTCTGATTTACATTCTCACGGTCCTAACAAACATGTTCAGCCTTGTTTATCTAGCGCTGTTATTAAACAATACTATTTAAGACCGGTCGGCGGTTGTCATGCTACATTAAAGGATGACGTTATGTTTTCTAACACACTTTTAAACAACCTCAACACTAGTCGTATTACCACTTTTTCTAATTTACCTTCTAAAGCGTTAACACAAATTTATACTGCTGTGAATAATAATTCCACAGTTAATGTTCCGCGAAACTTACACATTGAAGGACAACCAATTTTTGATAACACTGGAGAAATGTTATTTCATATCTACATGAGAAATCGCATGGAGCATCGTTTTGATCCCATGCTGCATTTTTCAATGTAGGTACAAATAATATTACATATGGATACCGACCGTCTGAGGTTGGTGTCGTGTTGAAGGACAACGAGAAACCCGATGCGTCGTATAAATTGTCCAAGATTTCTACTGATTTTTATGATACTTATCGTAAACCAGTTGCAAGATCTCTTGGATGTCATTTTGAAGGTGCGGCTTTGCCCAAACCTGATTTAAATTACGCTCCCGATCAAGTTGCCGGATGCACTAAAAGAGTTGCTGCAGATATGCCACCGATCAACAGAGTCAAGCTTAGAAAGTTTAAGAGATTTGTCCTGCGATGGTGCAAGAAGAATCTCAGTAAATACATTTTTAAACATGATGAAGCTTTTGATTTTGAAGAATGGCTAGAAAGCGCTCCATATCCTTTGTACCGCAAAAATGAGTTAAGAAAAATATTTGAAAATTCCGTTCATAAGAAAAATAATAAAAACAAGAAAGTTAAATCCTTTATTAAAGACGAAACTTATCCAGAGTATAAACATGTTCGTGGTATTTATTCCAGACATGATGAATATAAATGTGAAGTTGGTCCTTTCTTTAAAAAGGTTGGCAACATAATTTTTAGCTTACCTGAATTTATTAAAAAGGTCCCTGTTAATAACAGACCTGCTTGGCTGCTGAATAAATATGGAGATAATCCTAATTTGTTTTGTACCGATTTTTCTCAGTTCGAAGCAACTTTTGTTGAGCAATTAATGAGAGTTGAGCTTATCGTTTATCGATATCTCCTACAAAATCATCCTATGAGGAAAGAAATCATAGATAGCATAGTATCTGGAATGATGAGTGTTAATCATATTCAATTTCATAAATGGTCAATGAAATTAATGTGTAAACGCATGTCCGGAGAAATGTCCACTTCCGTGTCGAATGGATTTATGAATTTATTATTAACTAGCTTTCTTTTGGAAGAAGCCGGCAATAAACAATATTGCTGCAGTATTGAGGGTGATGATTCCCTCAACTCCTATGACGTCAGAGCCCCAACGTCCCAAGAATATTTAGAAATGGGTGCTAATATTAAAATTGAATTCCCTGAAAATTTGTGTGAAGCAAGTTTTTGTGGGCAAATATTTGATCGTGAAGATCTTGATAATGTTGCTAATCCTATGGAAGCGCTCGTATCATTTGGTTGGACACGAAGAGAATATTTGTTTGCAAAAAATAAAACTTTATTAGAATTATTAAGGTCAAAATCATTATCAATGTTATACCAGTATAGTGGCTGTCCCCTTCTCCGAAGTTTGGCTCTATATGGATTAAGAATTACTAAAAATATCAAAGATGAAGATGCAATTTCTAGGTTCCTTAAAGGAAAAATGGAAAGTCATTTCCGAAAGATGCAATATCAAGATTTGATAAGTGACACCAATAAGATTCATGTTTTTTCTAATGTAGTTAAAAACAATACACGCTTGTTGGTTGAAAGACGATATAAAATTTCTGTTGCTATGCAACTCGATATAGAAAAATATTTAGATAATAAAAATGATCTTTCACCAATTATTTATGAACCACTTAAGCAGTATTGTCATCCTCATTGGATACATTATTATGATACTTACGGTGTTAATTGTGATTCTCCTGACGGAAGAAAAGGTTTTAAAAGTATACCTACTATTGAAGTCAGTACTGGTTTTAAATGTAAATTTTTTACGGACCCTGTGTCCTTTTTGTCTGTTTAATTAGATTATTTTAGTTGAAGCATTGTATAAACGTATACTAAATAGAGTAACCTAGAGCTTCAGGGTGAATTAAAAGATCAGCGCATCAACGTTGATCCCGTGTATAGTCCGACACTTACTACACTTATTTTCAATTATGTCCGAAAAAGCTGCTAAAGCTGAAAACTCGATTAGAAGAACTTGCAACTCTTTAGGTGTTACCGCCAAAGGAGCTGCATGGTTCGACCTTGCTGTTGACCCCTTTAAGGATTTGAATATGCCTAAAGCTGGTTTTCCTGATAACGTTACTGTTCCTAGCGTTGTTCAAGTCATGCATGACACTCTTACAATCACTGCTCCTGCCTCTGCGGTTGCAAATTGGGATTGTAATATTTTCCTCGACCAGTTATATACGACTGGTAATCTCTTCTCCACAACTTTTGTTGGTGGCGGAGCTAATAATAACGTTGCTATCCAGTCCACACAAGGAGCGAGTCCTTTTCAACGTGGTGGATTAATTATTCGATCTGGTCCTGCTAATGCAAACTTAGATATAACTCAAACTACTGGTGCTCTTAGCTTAAAAGCTGATATACTCAATGAAGGAGACGTCAGAGTCGTTGGTATTGGTATGGAAATACATAATACCACCAATGACCTCAATAAACAAGGTGCTCTTATTTGTTATAGAGTACCTGACGCCCCTATTCAAAGAGAACCTGTTACTGCCGTATTTGATGCTGGTGTCACTGCTTGTGTTCCTACCACCGTCGAATCAATGTTATTACTTGAACCACCTTTTACTGCTTCACAAGCTATAGATATGCCTGGTTCAATACAATGGGAAGCTAAAGATGGTGCATACGTTGTACCTATTCTTAGTGAGCCTGTTAACCCCCCTCAAACTCCTAAATGTTTGGCTCCTCATGTTGTTGATTCTCTTAGTGGAGTCAATTTTTACCCATCATTGTCAAGCACTGGTGCAGCTAAATTGATAACTCAAACTACTACTAGAACCAATATGATGATACCATTTAGTGTGTCCGGTGTATATTTAACTGGACTTTCACAACTTACTACCCTTCAAGTTAACCTCACTTATTATGTTGAGGTCTTCCCAACTAAGGATTCAATATTGAGAAGATCTGTTGAACCTTGCACTGGTATGGATACTAAAGCTTTGGAACTTTACAATTTTGTATCTTCTAAACTCCCTACTGGTGTTGAAGTATCCGATAATTTTATTGGTAATTTTATCGCCGGTGTTGGAAGAATTGCTGCCACAGCCATTAGACATATTCCTGCAATTATTAGAGGTGCATCTACCGTTAGTAATTTTGTGGGAGGAGTTATGGATTCGCTTGGTGCTTCTTCTATGCCTGATTCCGTTTATGGAATGTCCGCTGGTCAAAGAATTACAGGCGGAGGTAGTTCAAGAGTTGTAGAGGTTGAAGAAGAGAATCTTCCTCGTTCTAGAAATGTTCGTGAATTGGCTATTATTGATCCCCGAAGAATACAAAGAAATGATCAACAAATAGTAGTTCGCAACCCTGTTGTTGCAGAAACTGTACGACGAAGCGATAGAGGAAATATTGTTACCACGAGAGTTGTTCATCCTACCTCGAATGTTGTTAGAAACAATGGTACTGTTATCAGAAAAACTCAAATTTCTCAAAA